CAGCACAACCAACTGTTGCTAATGAAAACTTTATATTCACAAGCGGCACTGGTAACTACATTGCGCAAGGTCAAATGCTTTATTACTGTCCGATTGAGGGCAGCACATTATCTGAAAAGGAAACTATCGATGTGAGCAACTTCGACAATGACTATTACATAACACCAATTTGGAAAACTGAATATGTAACCTTTACCGCACCGTTTTCGATGGCAGATTTTGAAGATGTTAAAGTAAATCCTTATGGGGCGATTCGTTTTAGATGCTCAGACACTTACTACATTGGTAACATTGTTGAAATCAATCACGATCCGAACGAGGGATTAGCAGAATTTAAACTTTTAATTAGAAGATAATGGCAGCAATATTAAACATACCTAATAGCTTTGTAACCTTTTACAACCTGGCAAATGACTTAGGCATACCCGAGTATGTAACCGATACCGAGTGCGGAATACAAAAAGACTTTTGCTTACCGATTTATGATGAAAAAGATTTAGCTTTTCAAGTAAACATTGCATCAAGCGAAGTATTGACTTCTGCCAATATAGATGTTCAATTAATACCCGCATCAGGAACGGGAATAACCTTAACTGGGTATAGCATTTCAGTTGTGGCTAATGGCATTTATGGAGGCTCAATACCGATTTATAATATTTATATTAACTTTTTGGGGAGTGATTTAACTAATGGAATAAGTGAGGGCGATTGTTTTCAAATAGGTATGCTTACGGGTGGCAGTATTGATTTAGCATATTTTGTATCCAACCAATGCTTTAAAAAGGTTAACGATAAATGTTTGACAACTAAACTTCAATACATAAACACATCTAATGCGTTTGGGTTTGTTTACAGAGCGTTTGGCACGTTTCCATTTATATCATTAACTTATAATTTTATCCGCTTACCATTGTACTTTAAAGAGCCAAACATTAGCAGCGACAAAACTGTTTACGTTAGACCTGATGGAAGCCGCCAACTATTATCGGCACGATTGGCGAAGCGTTATAAAGGTTATGTCGATGAGGTGCCGGAGGAAGTGCATCAAAATTTAGTAATTGCATTGAATCATGATGGAATTTACTTTACACCCGAAAACTTTACGACTCAAATACAAGCACGATTTGAGGATGAGTATAACAATAATTATCCCGAAATAATGCAGAACGTAAACATTTGGAGCTCAGATTTTACTATCTTTGAAACGCCATTTAACAACTTTAACTCTAACTGCGAATGACAACTGGAATACTTTTAATAGGAATAGGACATAAAAATTATGGGTGCATGGCTGCAAACCTTGCGATGTCATTACGTGCAAACGGTTGTGACTTACCTATAACATTAATAACGCAAGCCGATACTATCACGCGTTTAGATGAAGACTACAAAGCATTGTTTACAGAGATAAAAGAAATCCCGCCACATTGCTACACACTTAATGATAACGAAACGTGTTACATCAAAGCAAAGGCGCACATGGATGAGTTAACGCCTTATGACTATACGTTGTTTATTGATGCCGATGTGATTATGATTAACAACCACAAAATAAACGAGGTAATCGAATCGCTAAAGGGCATTGATTTTGCGGTAAAAAATAGCGGGTTTAAAAACTATGATAGTGATGAGATTACTGCCGATTCAAAGCAATGGGCTAACTTATTAGAAGTAAAAGATGCGTTCGGATTTACAACTGAAAAGATTTGGAATGTGCATTCCGAGTTTATATGGTGGAAAAAAGGACATCCATTGTTTGCAAAGTGGGTAGAAAACTTTGAAAACATACGTGTAAAAAACATTGAGTTTGCAGGATGCATACCCGATGAGTTACCGTTATGGATTGCAATGTGCCAGTTAGGTGTTGACTGCCATCAAGAAATGTATCACCCTACTTTTTGGCCAATGGATTCAACTAAAACAATGCGCTTAAAGGATTTAACAGATGACTATTGTGGTGTATCTATTGGAGGTAACAGAATAAGTGAAGTTCAATTAACAATCTATAACAACCTTGTGCAAATTCATGCATTAAGAATGAATATGCGATATAAATTTTTACAACAGCCTAAAAGAAGATGGGCTCCAGAACGCCATACTTATTAAATGGAAACCGAAAACAAATACATTATTATTGATGCCGATATTGTTGCCGATGTCGCACGTAATCCACACATAGAAGATGAGGAGTATGTTAACTTTCAATACTATTCCGATGGAGAATATCCGCGTAAATTAATTGATGAGGTAAGACCTAACGAGCACATAATCGTTAAGGAATATCGCAAGAAAACTTATGAGGCGGTGTTCAGCGAGGTTTACGATCGCGTGTTAAATGCACTTAATAAAATACAACGTGCGGATGGATTCTTTTTAAAGTTTCCAGACACACAATATCCACGAATTGCCAAAGATGAGGACTTAAAAACATACCTCACAAAAAACTTTACCGCTTCCAAGTCATTAATGAATTGGGCTTTTCAAGTGGGGTTAAAACAATATACAATCGATGCTAACGGTGTTATTATTGTTTGGGCAGAACAAGCTGAGCCGACTGAATATAAGAAGCCTAAACCTTACGTAATCAATTCAAGTAGCATTGTTTATCATTACGAGGGCAATAGCATCGTTTACAAAGATGATGACAATGGCAATGTATATTATTCGATTGATAAGATTAGTTGGTCAAAGTGGCGCAAGAAAAAGAAAGGCAACGGGTTTGATTTAGTTGAGGAAACATTGCATGGCTTAGGTGTATTTCCTGGCTTTACAATTGGTGGTGTTGTAGAAGAGGAGGAGGAACTTGGCCGAGAATATCAAAGCAGATTAAAAGCTATGTTACCATGGCTTAACGTGGCAACGGTTGAATTTAGTGATTTACGCGCCGAGATAACGCAACACATACATTCAACGGTTTGGATTTACCAGGATGAGCAATGTAAAAGTTGCAACGGTCAAGGATTTACCTTTACCAAAGAGCAAGAGCGTGTGCCATGTACTAATAGTAAGTGTAAAGATGGGCAGATACCGACATCACCTTACGAAACTATACGTGTAAGACCTGCGAAAACATCGATGGGAGAAGTGCCAGCACCGACTCCACCGATGGGCTACATTCAGAAGCAAACCGAGATTGCTGAGTTGCAGGATAAACGCATAAACGAAATGCGTTATCGTTCGTTAGCTGCCATCAATATGCAGTTTTTAGAGGCACAACCAGCGGCTCAAAGTGGTGTTGCAAAGGCATACGATAGAGATGAAACTAACAACACTTTTTATGGTGTTGCAGTTGACTTAGGAACTATAATGACAAACATTGCTGAGTTATGTGCAATGTGGAGATATAAAGAGATATACGATGTGGCAACCATTAAATCAATGGTGCCAGTTTGCGTTGTGCCAAATCAGTTTGATATCTTAGGCAGTCAACTAATATTGGAAGAGATTAAAGCGGCTAAGGATAGCGGTCTAAACGATGCGGTATTGAGCGCTCAAGAGTTGGAATATATTGTTAAGAGATTCCCAAATGACATCGCAATGCAAGATATGTTACGTGATGCATTCAACCTTGACCCTGCGAGTGGTAAAACGCAAGAGGAGAAAGCGTTATTGGTAAGCAATAAGATGCTATCTAAAACAGATGCAGTTATAAGCACATACATTCAAGATTTCGTGCAACGTGCATACGCTGAGAATCCTGAATTCAACCGCTTAGATAAGTCAAGGCAACAAGCGGTATTGAATGCATTTGCAGTTGAGAAGTTAAAAGAAATAAACACTAAAGACATATTGTTTAATCAGATATTTAATATAAACGAAGCACAATCAACAATTGGTGGGCCATCTCCTGCGGATTTGAAATACACAGTCGGAGGTTTAACGGGTATTATTGAAATTGTTAAAGCGGTAAGTAGTGGTGTTTACGATTTAGAGGCAGCTATTGAAATGGTTATGGATAGATTTGGATTAACTTATGAGCAAGCAAAAGCGCAATTAGGAACACCAAAAATTATAACATCTGATGAAGAGTTGAATAAGGTAACACAATTGACTTAATGGCGGTTGGAAGTAAAGAAATACAATCAACATTAAACGCCATTGATAATGGTTTGATTACTTGGAATGAGGCAATGCCAAAAATCCAAGAGCAAATCTATCGGAGGATGTTACAATTTCAACGTGAGTTAGGTGTTCAAGGCGATACGATAACAAACTCAGTTAAGAACATTAAACTGTTATCCAGTCTTAAGAGTGATTTGGAAACAATCATTTTAGATGACTCAGACTATGGCGAAAGCGTAACGAAATTTGCAAAGCTTTACGATAAGGTAAACGCGCTTAACTTTTCTTATTACAAAGCAATTGAAAAGAAATTCAAACCGCCCAAAGTAGTTGAGGCAATAAGGCAACAATCAATATCGGTTACGTTGGAGGGGTTAACCGAATCGGGATTGAATCAAAACCTTATCACTCCAGTGCGCGAAATGATTAACACCTATGTAACTACGGGTGGAAGTTACTCTAAGCTATCTAAGGAACTAAACAACTACATCAATGGCACACCAACGATTGATGGCGCATTAGTTAAGTACACAAAACAGATTGCAACCGACTCAATCAATCAATACAACGCAACCGTTAACCAAGCTATAAGCGCGGATTTGGGTTGGGATTGGTTTCGCTATGTGGGCAGTAATATAAAGACAACACGAACGTTTTGTAAGGCATTAACGCAAAAGCAATACTACCACAGAAGCGAACTGCCAAAGATTATCAAAGGTAACTTTGCAGAATTTAAAGAAATGCAAGGAGAAATCAATCCACGCACTGACTTACCGCAAGGAATGATTGAGGACACTAACCCAAGTAACTTCCAAACTTATCGAGGCGGTTATAACTGCGGTCATCAAGCATATCCGATACCCGCTTCACTTGTACCTAAGAATATAATTGCTACATTTGCAAATAAATAATTAAACCCAATAATAAAATGGAAACAAATCCGACACTATTTAAATTACTAAAGATTACAAACGTGCGAAACGAAGTTAATTACTTTCCACTAAACCGCACTAACAAACAATTTCATGAAACTTATAAGCGTTCACTAAGCAATGAAAAACGCGAAAAGTACAAAGTTGAGGAAGTTGAATTAACAACCGAGCAAGCGGCAGAGTTAGGTGTTGCTGAAGCACACGCTATTCTTTACCCACCGACACGCAAAGGGCAACCGAATGCAGCAAACACAAATATCATGGAGATGCTTATTGCGCAAAATGCTAAGTTAATGGAGATGTTAGAGTCTAAAAACGAAACAATTAAACCAAAGAAATAATGGCAAAGCAAACTAAACCTAAAGGCGGCTGCAAAGGATGTGGCGGTGCACGTTAATTATAATTTAAAACACAAACAAAATGGCAATATTAGCTGATACAATTAAAAAATTACTTACCAAAGCGGGTTTCGACCTTAACTCTGAAACATACAGACAACTTATAGGCATCAAAGAACTGGTTGCCGAGATACCTGATGAGGTTGACCAATCATTGACAACTCTTATGAGTGCAAATGAGGCTAAGAATAACATCGATATTAAGAAACATTTTAAAGCCGAAGCACTTGATCCGTTTAACAATAAAGTTTCAACATGGCTTAAAGACAATGGCGCAGATGATGATACTATCAAACTGATTACTGATGACCCAAACACGTACAACAAAGTTGAGGTAGCAATTAAGAAGATTGCTGAATTAAAATCAAAGCAAATTGATGGCAAAGGCGATAAAGCAGAACTTGAACGTAAGATTAACGAACTAAGTGCACAACTTTCTAAGGCCGCAACCGATGCCGCATTTGAAAAGCAAAGTGCTATTGATGCGATTGTTGCAAAGTATGATGGCGAGTTTACAGAGATGGAAATTAACCGCATAATTTCATCTAAAAAGTTGCCAGGTCAGTTTGGTTTGGATGTTGAATCTAAGATTGCGCGTGAGTTTTTGAATAAGAAACTTGCTGAAAAAAGTGCGGCAATAAAAAAAATTGATGGTAAGTTAAAATTAGTTGCAAAAGATGATGATAAAATGCTTATCTTTGACAACGGAAAGGAACTCGACCTTGACACTCTCACAGATATGGCCTTGGCCGACAACAAGTTTTTGAAAGTATCTGACAACGGAGGCGGTATGCCACCAAAGTCGACACAGAGCCAACAAAGCTCATCTAAACCATCTGCCGCGGCAGCCAACGCTTTAAGCGACTTAGACATCGCATTGCAAGGTTTCGGGCAGAAATAAACACATAAAATATCATGGCATTAGGTTATTGCCCCGCGATGCTCCAACATATGAAATTCATAATTGGACAAAACGCACCAGAACATAAGATTACTCCTACGGGATTTTTACGCGCTGCCTTAGAGAAAGGCGCAAACGCGACACCAATCGCTGACTCTTTACAACTTGCAAACACTGCGGGTCATATTAAAGATTTAAGATTGAAATACTACCAACGTACAACACCAGCACAAATGTCAACTGCTGACAACTGTGATATTGACTTAGTACAAGCGTATGATGAGATTACTATTGATACAACTTCAATTGTAAAATTCGGATTACATTTTGACCAAGCAACTATCGCACGTTACTGCGATGAGGCTTCTGCAACTGTATCAATAGGTGGTGCACCAACTCCATTTATGCAAGAGCACTTAGCAGGCTTAATGGCTGCTATGAATGGTTTCGTTGGTAAGATTGACCAAACATTGTTAGGTCAAGTTACTTGGGGTACAAATGTTGTTACGGGTGTAAATACATCAACAACCGTTAACTTCAACGATGACTCTACTGTAAACAACTTCTCTGAGGGTTGGACAAAAGTATTAACTGATTACCGCAGCAATGAGGGTCAAGGTAGACCAATCGTTGTAGGAAGTGGTTTAGTTGATTCTGCATACGTTCAATCTTTGAATCCTGCAATGACTCAATACGCTACGTTAAACAACGCGGCCGCTGCTGGTAACATTGATTACTACCACGATATCTATTCAGGTACATCTTGGGGGTCAAATCAGTTTGCAGTATTGATGCCTGGAACTTTTGGTATTGTTGAATTAGACCGTTACAAAGGATTCAGAGCACAACAACTTGGTTTATCTACATTCTGGAACATGGCAATGCCATTTGAAATGCCAGGAAGTGAGGGAACTTTAGGTATGTTAAACATCGATTTCCAATTAAGAGAGATTGACTGCCCTACTGAAACCACAGTTGGTTACGAATCTGCAACGCTTGGAGCAGGATATTCTTTGATTATGTCTAAGAGATTTGCATTATGGCAAGTGCCAAGTGATGCTTACTTAGCATCTGACAGATTAACTGGCAACAATGGAAGTTTACGTTACACCGCAACTAACTCTTAATAAATGAGTTGTTTTGACGGAATCGTAAAACTCAACGGTTGCTCAATTACAGAGGTGCCGCAGGCTGTTTATTCTTTAAACAGCCTGCCAGGCATTTCATTAAAATCATTTGAGCAAGTAGCCAATAGTGAGCAACAAAATTACATCGGCGTATGGAATGCTATCAATGAACGTGCTGAGGCGCGAATGAAGAATCAAATTATATCGTACATGTCAACCCGTTACGATATCAAAAGAGTGCGTAGGACAGTCGATGTGTTTGGCGATGATGAGTTACCCTCAACAAGTAACAATTTATTCAAGGGCATCGTTATAAATTCGGCTTACACACTTGTTGACAATTGGAAGATTAGCCCATTGCAAACAACAACGGTTGACAAAATAAGATTTTACAAGTCAAGCACCACAACTGCAACGACAATTGATGTAAAGTTTTTTAATTACTTATCTAAGGAAGTACTATTCACTAAGACTTTAACCGTTGCAAATATGGTTAATGGTTGGAATGAATTCTCTATACTAAAACAATTTGATTGCGCTATTTTAGCCATCGGTTTTTTAGACACAAACATTAACGGTGTTACCTATTCGACCACCGATTCAGATACGTTTTTTGCCAGTTGTTTTAGCGCTTATTATGACTGCGGAACATGCGGTCAAATCAATGGTTTTGTTTCATCAAATTCAAGTGCAAACGGAACACTAACATACAACACTATTGCTGACTCATTACAAGTACTATTAACACTTGGATGCAGTTATGATTCTGCGGTTTGTTCAAATAGAATGCTGTTTGCTGAAGCTTATTGGTATGCATTAGGCATCGAGTTTATGACTGAGCGTTTATATTCGGAAAGAACAAACTTCTACACAACGGTTAAACGTGAGGAGGCTAACGAGTTGTTAGCATTATACACAACACGTTATGAGGAGGCAATTAAGAATGCATTAGGCGGCATTAAATTAGAATGTGATGCATGTTTAGAGTGCAATAGTCAAATACAAGTGTTTACTCAGCTACCTTAATGGATATAACCTCTAACATACCATTTGTGATTGGCAATATACTTGCTAAGTTTCGAGAACTTGGAAACCCCGAAACGGTTTCAAGGGCTGCGGCTATTGCGGTGCTGCCTGAGTTGCATTATCGCATTCATACAAGCGGTAAAAAAACGGATGGTAGTAAGATAGGAACGTATAGCAATAGCTATTTAAAGATAAGACAATCACAATACAATCGAACTGCGGATAGTACTGTTATTGCATCGTTGACAAGGCAGTTAGAGGGTGCTTATACATTAAAAGCAACTGAGAAAGGTTACACAATTGATAATTTAGGTAACACAATAGAAAACGATAGTAAAACAAAAACAGAATATTTAACTGAGAAATATGGTGAAATTTGGGCATTGTCAGAACGTGAGCTTGAAATGACTCAAATCGTTGCGCAAGAAACCGCTTTATTAATAATGAACAAATGAATCTTAAGCAAGTAATAACCGAAATTGACAACGCTATTATCGCAGCGTTACCATTAACACCTAATAAGGCGTTTGGACTTGCTGAGTTTTACTACGATGGCGAGAAGCGTTATCCTGGCATTAACATTAATGGCGAAGTAACTAACTGTTTATTGCAAGATCAATACGCAATAAGTTGGTATCATCGTTCGGAGTCATCACGTTTAACAGTAATTGAAAATAATTTTGGTGACAAGATGGATAAGGTGGAGGAAACAACACCCGTTACACTTGTCATTTATGCAAATAAAACATTAACATCGCAAACAATTAAGGATATATTTGTTTCGGCTATTCCAAGTGTATTAAGTAAATTAGTGTGTGAGAGCATTAACGTATTTGATTGCACATTCGAGTTAACGGAAACCGAAATGAATTCAACTTTAGTGTTTAAAGAGGAATGTTCAATACCCGATGTGAGAGTCGGTCTTAACCATGGACTGTTAGCAGTTCGATACGAAATCAAACAAACATATCGCAGAGGCTGCACAGTCATTTGCGAATGCTAAAAACAAATAATCATGGCATATTATCCATCGGGTTGTGATGAAAACATTACCGCCCACAGTTGTGGTACTTGCGGCGTTGAGTTATCTCGCGTTAGAGGAACTGCATTCATAAATAAAAGCTATTACCCTACACTATCTACTGACTTCGAAGATGAAGCATTGTGGAATGCGGGAATAGCATCAGGCGCAATCATTGTTTATCCTGAAACACAAGGCGAATTTGATGGTGGAACACCTAACATGGGCCAAGGTTATGGCGATACTGAAGAGAGTTTAAATTCTTACACTTTCTTATTGTCATTCAAAGACCCTAACTATGTAGGCAATAGAAACCATTACAATAGCGTTAAAGGCTCACGTAATTTTCACGTAGCTTTTAGAAGTGAAACAGTGCTTGCCATCAGTGATGAGCCTTGCACAATCGTACCAAAGAATCCAATCGCTAACGACTTAAAAGTTGAGCGCACTTGGGATGTAGAAGTTAAGTGGACCAGCGATAATTTCCCAGAGGAAAGCGCTATTCCTGCTAACTTGTTTACTTGTTACGTAGTTTAATCATTGGCGGTAACACCCCGTAAGGTGGCCGCCTTTAATACTTTAAAATAATGGCATTCTATCCATCAAATTGTAATACTATTGAAAGTCATTTTGCTTGCGGCTTAAGCGGAAGCGGTGAATGCACAAGCATCGAGCTTGCACGAGTTCGTTCGGTAGCATTGATTCACAAAACATTTTACCAACAGTTAATGACTGACCCAGAATCAACTTTGATTTGGCAAACGGGCATCACTGCGGGAATGATTATCGTTTTGCCACAGACACATGGTGAGTATAATGGTGGCAGTCCTATTGTTGGGCGTGGTTTTGGTTGGTCAGATGAAACATTGATTGCCTATAATTTTGAAGTAAATTATAAAGACCCCGATTACGTTTCTAATTTACCGCATTACAATTCAATAACGGGAAGTAGAAACTTTTACTTAGCGTTTTGCTCGGAAACATTGATGAGAATATCACAAAGACCAGGCACATTAATAGCAAGTAATCCCGTTGCAAATTCATTAAAGGATGAGGTAAACTTTGTATTAAATTACAAATGGATACACGATAAGATGCCATTGGAGTTTAGCATTCCAGATGGTGTATTTGTTTGCGCTCCATCAGTTGTTTATGGTGCAAGTTTTGACAATAGTTTTGATGAATCATTTGATATACCTTAGATATGGCACAAAAGAATAGGGCAAACATGCTCACAGATATTGTAAGTAATATCTACAACAATTTAATAAACTTTATAACGGGCCAAAACGCGCAAGATAGGTTTGTAAACTTGCTTGATAGCAGCCCAAATATATTATCGGATGCAAGTCAAGCAAATGGCTATGTGTCTACCGATGCAAACAATGAAATGTTTTCAAGTTATTACGATGAAGAGATTTCAAGAGCCGATTTAATTAGTGACTTAACTGCTAACTTAGCGGTTGGTGGTAAGTTTTACAGAATAAATGATGCAGTTGGATCAACTATAACATTGTTGGTTATTGCCGAAAGCAATATAAATTTATATTCAATAGGCACAGACATTACAACGGGTGAGCAAGGAACATATGATATAACAACTGATGTATTTACACCTATAGTAGTTAGTGGCACACCCGACCTCCAACAAGTAACTGATGTAGGATTTACAACAACAAATAGGTTGTTATCAGATGATGGGGCAGGCAATTATACCGATATAGGCAATGGTGAAATACAAATAGCAACGGGCAACATTGGGGATGTAATTATTGATGCATCGTTGGTTACTGCAAGTTATGTTGCAAAACTGCCCGATAAGCCAACAAGCCCGCAAACATTTGCGATGTTGAGTGATGTTACTGGTGGTGTTCCTTATACTGGTGCAACTGCCGATGTAGATTTAGGAATTCATTCATTAACTGCTGACACAATAGGAATAGGTGTTGCCGCTGGTGCTGAAAAATTGCATATTGATGGGGGGGCTACAACTACACGAGTAAAAATTGATGCAGATAATGGAGTTAATAGAATTTTGTCTTTTAGAACTGATGATCTTCAACGATGGGCATTACGTGTTGATGGCATAGAAAGTGGGGCAAATAGTGGGGGTGATTTTCAATTAAGAAGATATAATGATGCAGGAGCTTATATAGATAGCCCAATAGCTATTAATCGTGCCAATGGAAACATTACAACTGCTCAAAATATAAATGGAGCAACACCAACGGAATTAGGTTATTTAAGTGGTGTAGGCAGTCAAGTTGTAGGAACAACAGATACAAACACATTAACAAACAAGCGCATAACTGCAAGAACGGGAACAGTTGCAAGTGCGGCAACACCAACGATTAATACTGACAATGTTGATTATTATTCAATAACCGCTTTAGCAGCAGCAATTACATCATTTACAACTAATTTAAGCGGCACGCCAACAATAGGTCAAACATTGTGGATTTCAATTAAAGACAATGGAACTGCAAGGGCAATAGCGTGGGGCGCAAGTTTTGAAGCATCAACAATAGCATTGCCAACAACAACAGTAATAAGCACAAGGTTAGATGTTGCATTTATTTGGAATGAAGCAACAAGCGTATGGAGGTGCGTGGGTGTAGCATAATGGGACTACCTGCAAACATAATCGGAATAATGGGTAAGAAACAAGGCTATCTACCATTAACAACTGCGTGGATAGCAGCAACATCGGAATCAAGCACAACTATTTTAAATGCTTTAAATACTTTTGAGGCTTCACTTATTGCAAATAGTATGAGCAGTGATTTAATAGCCTATTATCCTATGGTTGGAGGCAGCAGCACTAAACATTCATACAACTTTATGAACACTTCGTTGTATCAGCTAACATTTACGGGAGGATGGACACACGCATCAACTGGGGCTTTGCCAAATGGGACAAATGCTTATGCTAATACAGGGTTGAATATGGACAGTGTTTTAACACAGAATAACACTCACGTTAGTTTTTATTCAAGAACAAATGCCGCAGCAGCCGACAGAGCATCAATAGGTGGAGGAAATGGCTCTGCTCCTTATCTTGCAATACAAACAAGAATAGCCGCAGGTTTTGCAACGGCTTTTAATTCGTCAGCTACTCTTACTCAATATGTAAGGGTAACAAATGCAAATTCAAACGGGTTTTACCTAAACAACAAAACATCAACAGCAATAGGTGGTTTAACACTCGACAGAAACGGTTCTCAAATAGGTGCAAATACAGTAATTATAACTACCAATAATTATCAATCTTCAAATCTAATAATTTCAGCACTAACAACAACTGTCCAATTTGACAATAAAGAATGTGCAGGAGTTACAGTAGGATTGGGATTAAATTTAACTAAAAGAGGTCAATTATACACTATGATACAAGCATTAAACACATCTTTATCTCGCCAAGTATGAAGCTAACAGAACTAACAAAAGAAGAAAAACTACTTTATGTAGGCTTGCTTACGGAATTGCAAAAAGATGAATTAGTCGGGCAGTTATATGCTCCATATTCATATTATAATCCTATACAAGATTTTAACGATGATTGGGTAATTTCAGTTGAAGAAATTGAACAAACAATAGCACCAGAATTTATGTGGGTAAAAGATTTACCTTTGATACCTTATACTCCTAAACAAAATTAAATTTTATGATTCATCCACATCATCCCGACAATAGCATATTAGTAATAATTACAAGCGTTATCATTCAAGCAGGTGTATGGACTTCGGATTGGTTCGGTAATATGAATTTAGTCGGCATCTATGACACGATTTATGACTTTGCTAAACTTGGTGCATTATTAGTATCAATGTGGGCTTCGTATCGTGTGGCCAAGAAAAACAAGAATGACTAATCAAGAAATTGTAGCAATTAAACCTTTGATATTAGTATTGATTATTTTGTTTTTTTACCTAATTGCAATGCTCTATCAATACAGAGCAATAGTTAAGAATGTAGGTCGCTTTTTCAAGGGCGGTGTAATAGCTTTGTTAGTGATGCTGGGCATTATTGATGAGCAGAAATAGTTTATTCTTTATCGCGATTTGCAATATCTTCAATCGGAAAATATTGCTTTAACTTTTCTGTATAATCTTTAAAAAATATAAATATAAATTCTGTTATTTCTAATTTGCTCAATAGTTCGTTGTCATCGGTAAGCACAATAACAGTAGTGTCTGTCATCCTTTCTTTTATTAGCGTTTTAGTGCTATAAAAATACTTAATCCTTACTTCTTTAACATCGAATACAAACACCTCATCATTATATTCATTGGTCGGGATGTCAATATATTGCAAACTTTCTTTGTCAAATTCTTTATTAAAAATAGGGTGTATGCAATCAACAATAATGAATGATGTATTATCCATTATCGGCATTATTAGTGGTTAGTGAGTGATTAATCATTAAAAAATATGTGTTATTCTTGCTATTTGACCATTCTCTTTACAATGTAAAAAACCCTCAACCGCTTTGGGGGCGTGCTGATAACCATTTCTATGATGCCAACTATCTGTTCCACTTGGACTTCTTAAACTTTCAACCGTTACACCTATGAAATCTTTGCTTGTTTTGTGGTGTACGTGATGCGTATAAATATATCTGTGCTTTGTTTCGCCCCATTCTTGACTAAATTCTTGCGCCATCAATAGCGGTAAATCTCCTTGCTTTGCCCCATCTCCATGCGTTGTGCCAATCAAATTATTATGATACTTATAACCTTTTCTATGTGCTATAGTACAATCAAAAGTTATATTCTTACAATCTTTAAAATATGTTTCTACAACTTGGGCCAAAAAGAAACCGTTTGTGTAATCATGGTTGCTTGGATTAAAAGTAAAGTGAACATCGGCCACACCTATTAATATTTCTAAAACATCAACATACAACTGTTTAGCAATTAAAAAGTTTGTGTGCCACATTCCATCTGTGTCTTGCGGTGTTCCACTGGTAGTTGTTCTTTTTGGATTGTCTATGTGCAATATATCGTTACCACCAATAAACAATATTTTATCAATATCAAACGAGCTTACCTTTTGCAATATTCCTTTTACACCCTCTAAAACCCTTTTAACTGCCACTTGGTTATCGTATGTTTCACCGGATTCAAACGATGTGCATAATTTACCAATGTGAATATCGGCAGGATCTAAAACAAGCAAATAAGAATCATTACTTTTTACTCTTTCTATTTGTGGGAACTTTGGCACATAAGCTTGTAAGTCTTTTAAAAGTGCTTCTTTAAAATCTTCTTGCTCTTTTGCTTCAGGCTTTTTATAATTAGGATTAACAACAAACAACGATGCTTCCTTATTCTTAATCCACATATTCTTTGTGGAGGTGTTTGGAACATCCAAGTTGTTTGTGGCATTATAAATTCCTTCGTGTTGGTCCAGTATTCTTTTCTTGTGCCTATGAATGTATTTTCTGAATGACCTTACCTTTGCATCTTCATCCCTTGTTGCAGTTGTGTTTAATATTTTAGCAACTATTTCGGAGCAAGCCAAGCCCTCCTGCAGCATTTCAGCTACAACAGAATCGTGTTTACAGAATTCTAAAGTAACTTGTGGCATATGTTATAGGTGTTAATCTAACGAAATAGCGTTGTCCTGCAATATTTCAAAGAATTTTTCTTGGAATCTTTCTGCTAATTCATATTCTTTGTCCGTTAGGTTGCCATTGTATTTGATTTCATCACGCATAAACTGCTTGAAATCCCAAAGCACACAGTACATAGCACTTGCTTTGACTGCCAGTTCAAAATCTCCTTTATCATCTGGCAAATTAAATTTTAATGTTGCTTCCATTGTTGTTAGTTTGAGCAAAGATAGTGATTTATTCATACAAATAACAAAGCCCTCACATTTCTGCAAGGGCTATGAACTAACTAACATTGAACGTGGCAAAGATAGTATATTATTTCAAACCCACAAACAACCAAAGCATAAACATTGCCCCACCAACACACCAAGCTGCAACTTTACCTCTCCTTTGTTGCTTTGTTTCTTGCTTGCTAATCACTAACAACGTGCTATCTGTAACATTCTCCGCCTTATAAGCGGTGATTAAACTATCCTTAATAGTTGAAACCGAATCACACAACTGAAACGCAGTAAACAACGCTGCATAACTTGAATCTTTAACATTGATTATTTCATCACACAACACGAATACTGTGTCACACTCTTTTGGCAACGTATTACGCAACTTCTTCATCAAAGCTATGTTAGTGTTCGTTAATGATATTTCGCGCTTTCTAATCGAATCTTTTGCGTTAACTGCAACCTGCAATCTTCGGTTAACTGATTCCAACTGGTTAAGTAGAATTGCCTGCTCAATGCCGAATTGCTTCTTTATTAGTTCCGCTTCTAATTTGTAGTCAAATGGGATAGGCTTTGGGTTGTCTTTGGCGCAATGGTTAAGCCCGATAATTAGCAGTAAGCATAGTACTGCGAATGTGATAAGTTGATATTGTGTTTTCATATTGTTGTTTTTAGCACCCATCACCATCAATAACCGCAGTTCTGGTAGGTGTTTCGGTTGTGAATTTAGTTAAAAACTTGGTATTAATAAGCAAGAATGTCGCTGCCAAACCGCCCCAAAACGCTTGCCTTAAACTGATTAGACCTTGACTTTCTGCGAGTGCTAAAGATGTTTGAATAAATGGCAGCAAAACGTAGATTAAGTAGTCTGCAATCTTCTTTAGTTGGCGGTTGTCGGGGCTTCTGTACTTTTGTTTTAGATTCATATTAGTTAATTATTGTCCACTCAAATTTAGCTTTTAAATTCCATTCCAACAAGGGCATAATCAAATCGTTTTTATCCTTGCGCCTAAAATAAACGTGGTCTATCTTTCGACCTCCGATTACAATGAAATCAATCTTTTTAAAGGTTATGACTTCCTTGCCATTAGTGTAGCGTGTGTTGCGTGTCATACGATTGTCATTTTCCAGTTAGTTAATTCGTAGTGGGGTTTATCTGAAAAGTTCTTAAAATTACCGCCCCAAGTTAACTTATTGCTTACCGATTGCAGTAGTTCCCAAAACTCTTTGAAATGCTTTGCCGAATAGTCTAACTCACGTTTGCCAACCTTTACAAAGGCAATGTCAAAGGCACGTGATGGGTAATAATTGTGCGGTGATTGCCCAGCACGAGCATTAGTGATTTTTGGTCGTTTATGAAAATACACTTCCTGCATTGCATTATTTCTATAAGTACACACAATTATAACGTGAACATCGTTGTGTGTTGCGTTAAATTGCGCTTCGGCTTTCTTGTAGGCATTGGCTAATGTTGGGTGTAAATCCTCAATTAATCTCGATTCAAAGGGCTTGGTTTCATCTTTTGGTTTCATAATATTATTTTTTTTTAAATTGTTCGTTGTAGTATAGTTCTGCATTTGCTCTTTGGTCTTCATCATTCCACCCATTATTAGAATAAGCATCTATTATCTGCTTCTTTTCAATTTCTTTGGCTTGGTTAAATAATAAACTTATCTCTGAAAGTCTACAATCTTTTTTTATTTCCGTAAGATGTTCCATTAACCACTCAACTGCGGTTTGTTTGCTCATATTATTTCTTTTTAAATTGTTCAATAAATTTAATTACTTCTTCACACATTCTAGATGATGAGTAAGGTCTACGTTCAGTTATTTCTGAATAAAGAAATTGTAGTATTTGTTCTTGTTGCCACTCAGCACCATTAATAAAATCATTTGCTGCACCAACATAACCATAAGGTATTGGCAATTTTATATTATCATATCTAGCTGCTCTTTCTTCAAGTGTTTCTTTTTCCATATTAATCCTGTTTAAAAGTTTCTAATGGTGGCATTCCATAATTAATTATTGCTCTTTCATATGCTGATTTTATCTGCTCCTTTTCCATTGCTTTGGCTTGTTCAAGTAATTCATCAATGTACTTTTGTTGTAAAGATACAGATGGAGCAAGTTGTTCAACTATCCATTCTACTGCTGTGACTTGTTTCATAGGTTGTTTATTTCGGTTTTAACTTGTTGCCAGTAAATGTGTTGTTCCATTTCATAGCTTTCTTTAGGACATTGAGCGGGATAGCATTCTAATACCTCATCAACTACTATCAATGCTGCTTGTTTTGAAAAGTATTTATTTGATTGACCACCATTGTAACCAGCGCAAATTGGCTTGTATTTGTTAAATAATTCTTCTGCTTTTTCTTTTGCTTCCATTAGTCTTGTTTATTAAAGTTTTCGTTATAATACTCCTGCGCATTGTAATCCTTGGGCATTATAGCCCTTGAATAGCCAACGTGGTAGCCATTGATTATGTTTTGCTTTTCGATTTCTTTCGCTAATTTTAGCAACTCTTTTGGAATGGCTAACTCATTCGCTAACCATTCAACTGCGCTTATTTGTTTTGTGGGCATCTTATTTTATTTTCAAATTATTTATCTGTATCTCAATAGGCACTTGCACACCCTCTACACCATCTTTTTCAGCATAATTTCCAAGCAAATAGCCAATAGGAAAAGAACACTTCGGTGCTACTCTAAATGCGTAACCATCGTTAGCCTTACACTCGATGTAATAGCCCCAGTGCAATCTACATTTAACAAGTTCACCAATTTGATATCTGCCTAACCTCTGAATTATACGCTGGCCTTTAATATACGCATAAAAATATAACACACAATAATCTTCCTCTTTTCGGATGCCAAGCCTAATGCTATTGTAGTGATGCCAACCTTTGCTGAAGCCTATGACCTTTTGCACACCTTCGGACTTGTCGATGTCTGGCACAATAAATTCGCAGGTTAACTTTGTTGGTTTCCAAAGTAGTTTCATTTCTTAAGCCATTGTTGCATAAACCCTGCGCCACATACCGCACTTGTTAGCGAGGCGCAAAAGGATAGTGTAAATGTAAGTAACTCGGAATTGCCAAAGAAAACCCCAGTCATTGCGAATTTAACTGCCCAAAAGGACATAAATAGGGCTGATAATGCCCAAAGGATAAGTGATGGTTTTGTTTTCATAGTTTAAAAGTTTTCGGGATCTAATTCTTCGTTTAAAAGTTGTTCTAATTTAGGGCTTAAATGTACTGATGTTTTTCCATTTGTGATGTCGGTAAGCACCCAGCCACCACGAATGTTGTTTTCGCGGTCATCATTCTCGTAATCAAAGTGCAATGTCAATGTTAGTGTTGTTGTCATAGTTATTAGTTTTAAATTTTGGCAAATATAAAATAATCTTTTTTAAATACAAATTTTATTTTTAAAAATATTGTTGTAGGTTTGCGGTCGAAATTAATAACTAACAAAATGAAAGCAGTAATAGAAGAAATATCAATAACATACACCCAAGAATGTGATGAATCAAGCCAAGACTGGCAATCAATTAAAATGTTTACAAACGATAATGGAGCATGTAAATACATAGTTTTTCAAACCGAACGATGGGCTATTGACAGTATTGATGAACTTGTAGAAATACTTAACGACTTTAAACTTAAAGCAGGAATATAAACTAACAAAACAACTAACAAAATGAAAGCACTAATCCAAAAACTACTATTCGGTTACCGAAACAACCCCGATGCGTACACTCCCAAAGGAGGCGCAAAATTAACGTACAAAGGTGGCAACGCTGAAGCCATACATTCAGCATTAGTGTTAATGCAATACCAAATCAAACATGCCAAAGGAATCAATTAAAACACGCAACCGTAAGATAAGCCGCTATATTAGTGATGCCTACGTTAACATCATAAGACCTGAAGCAATCGACCCTAAACATTGGGATATGTGGCTAAAACATAATGCAGGCCTAACGCAAGTTGAAATCGCTATGTTATTCCACGTAAAGAAGTTTGAGGTGGTCCAAATACTTGCAACGGTTGTGGAGCTTTTAAAGTACAAACCGAAAATAATAGAAAAGGAATGGACTCAAGAATTTCGTGTATGGATAGATGGGCAGTTGTTTCGCGATAAGATAAGGGCTAAACTACATGATGCTTATAAGGTGGCAAGAAAAACGAATACAAATCAGTTATTAATAATGTCAGAAGTATGAACATAACCGCAGAACAACCCCGCATCAAACCAAGCAACACCCAACTTAAACAAGAATACAAACAGATGTTAGCACTTGTTGAACACAATGGATCAAGGCCCGCTAAATGTAATCCGATAACCGAAGCGGCTAAACAATTTGGCTACACTCGGCCAGGTATTGCGCGTTTAATGAATGGTAAAGTTGACCGTTGGAAGCCACAACATTTCATGATTTATGATTTTCTTAAAGCATATTTAACATAAATTAACACTTTAGTTGAAAATATTATTTTGAGGTAAACTAATTAAAACTATATTTGTACCCATAATTACTAACAATAACAACAAACTAACATGAAATCAATTCACATTAAAAAACAAATTACAACCGTTACAACGTGGTTTAACGATGAGCAAAAACAAAAAATTGAACACGAAAGCGATTCACAACACTTTTATTTTTGGGATGATGGCAAAATAGCAGCATCATTTGAGCAAAAGGATGCAGCCGATTTGTTAAAGAAATGCGATGCGCTAATTAGTGCTGGCTTCAACGAAATGGATTTAAGCGGTCAAGACTTCATCCCTAACAATGCTTTTCTTTCAATCGTGCTTTCACAATACTTGCACGTTCCAAAAATCGATACAATTCATAATAATTCTAATCATAATTAATAAATAAATCAAATGACAATTAAAGGCACAATTAAGCGCATAGGCGCAACAGTATCAGTTAGTGATGGTAAATTCTCCAAGAGAGAATTAATCCTAACAACAAATGACCAGTATCCGCAAATAGTATCAATCGAATTGCAGCAGAAATCCTGCTCATTAGCAGATGACTTAAAAGTAGGTCAGGACATTGAAGCTCACATCAATATTCGTGGGCGCGAGTGGACATCACCACAAGGTGAAGTTAAGGTGTTTAACACTATTGCGTGTTGGAAAGTGGATGCGAATCCGTTTACACAAACAGAAGACCCACAAGCAAGCTATTCAAAGCCAGTGCAAAAGAATGATGTTGAAAGCGATCTTCCATTTTAGTTTTAACCCTTAATACATAATAACAATGAACACACAAGTAACAACAGTAACAACAATTAACACTACTGATATAATGAATATCAGTAAAGCATTTTACGAATCGGGAATGTTTACCGACATTAAAAGTGTTGCGCAGGCTATGGTCAAAATATCCGCAGGGCAAGAAATCGGAATACCTCCATTTGCTGCAATGACTGGCATTCACATCATTCAAGGAAAGCCAACAATTGGCGCAGGTTTAATTGCATCAAGGTTAAAAGGTAGCGGTAAGTATGATTACAGAGTAGTTGAGGCCTCTGAAAAGGTTTGCAGTATAGATTTCTATCAAGGTAACACAAAGATAGGTAATAGCACATTCACTATTGAGGATGCAAGAAAAGCACTTACCAAGAACATCGACAAATTTCCTAAAAATATGCTATTTGCAAGGGCAATTAGTAATGGTGTTAAATGGTATTGCCCAGATATATTTAGCGGTCCAGTGTATGTGCCAGAGGAAATGCAAGTAGTGACAACTGAAGAAGCTACACACATTGAGGTTGACACAACTATTGATGAAATTATTAATGACATTCAAGTGTGCGTTAGTTTAAATGAATTACAAGCTATTTGGAAAGCAGTTCCTAAAGACATTAAACTTGACTTAAGAGTGTTGGCTGCAAAAGATGATATGAAAGCTAAATTAACAACTATCTCATTAACACCTAAAATCGAAGCATAATGAAACTAACAATCTATCAAATTGAACAAAGCTATAACCAATTAGCTGAAGAATTAATCGAAAATGGTGGGGAACTTACCCCATCATTAGAAGAAGCACTTGCCATTACTGAAGAACAGTTGCAAAACAAATCAGTAGCCTATTCATTTGTTATAAAGCAAATGGATGCAGATGTTGACATTATTGATGCTGAAATAAAGAGGTTGCAGGCAGCGAAAAAGCAACGTGAGAAAGCATCGGATTATTTAAAGGATCGCATTAAACACGCAATGGATTTATTTAGCATTGATGAAATTAAGACACCTTTGGTCAAGATTAACTTTCGCAAATCGGAAACAGTTGAGGTGGATGATGTCAACCAACTGCCTGCTGCATACAAGGTAGTAAAGGTAACCGAACAAGCAGATAAGGCAGCTATTAAGGCAGCATTAAAGGATGGTGTTGAAGTTGCTGGATGCAGTATAGCAACACATCGTAATTTGCAGATTAAGTAATTAATTTATATATTTGCATTGTGGAGTTGCGGCCACTAAAAAAATATTATTAACAAGCCTTTAGGTGAGTAGGGAGCCGCAACCCCGAAAACCAAAGGCTTTATTTATTTTATATGATATCAGTTTTTAAAAGTGCAAAAAGTAACCAATCAGATGCAAGCATTGAAGTAGATGAATATTTTGATGGAATTAAAAATGGTCGCTGGCAAGATGAAGTTTTAAACTATCGAGCAGGGCGAACGCAAAAAGAGTTAACTACTTGTGTAACTGCATCAGGTAGTTTTAAAGAACGTGCAGCAAGTAAATTACTTGAACATAGTGGATTTATTTGTTTAGACATTGATGCTAAAGACCAAATAGCTGATGTTGACATTGAGCGCATTAAACGAAATGAATACGTTTACGCTGTGCATCGTTCTTTAAGTGGTAATGGTTATGCAGTATTTATTCGAATTGATGGCGCCAGACATTTAGATGCTTTTCTTTCGCTTGAACAATATTTTATGGTGCAGTTTACAATTGTGCTTGATAAAAGTTGTAAGGATACAAGCAGATTAAGATTTGTATCTTATGATCCTGACATGTACATTAATAAAAAAGCAAAATCATTTAAAACTTATTTAAAGAAAAAAGATAAACCAAAGCCAAAGCCGCCAGTTGTTAAAACTGATTTTGATGAAATGGTTGTTAAGGCAGGGCCAATGAATTTGTTTGATAATTATGAGGATTACATTAGACTTGCATTTGCATTAACAAAAGAGTTTTCAGAAAGTGGTCGCGCTTATTTTCATGCGCTTTGCCAATCCTCACCAAAGTATTTATATAAACAAGCTGAACGAGATTATAACATTGCACTACAAAGAAGTGAAACTGGTGTAAGCATTGCATCTGTTTATTATATTTTTAAGCAAGCAGGAATAAGCACCACTTCCGAGCGCACTGAAAAAATAAAAAGCATTGTTAAATTACATGATAATCCAAAAGAAGCACTTGAAAAATTAAATATAACTGATGCTGAAGTTTTTTTGCAAGTTCAGCCAAGAAATGAGAATACAGAGATTGATTCGATTGTTGAATTGATTAAAATGAATGATGTTAAATTTAATGAAATTACACGAAACTTTGAATTTAATGGCGAGGAAATGACCGACCGAATATTAGCCAATTTTTATACAAAGGTATGGATGAAAATAGATGATAAAATTAGCAAAGATAAAGTGTTTACATTGATACAAAATAAAGATAGTAGCACTTCATATAATCCTATTCGACAATGGTTTCAAGAAAATGCACATCTCACACCGAACAATGAATTTGATAAATTAAAAGCATGTTTTAAGATTGAACAATTACTTTATGAAAATGATGGAGTTTATATATTTGACCAATACCTTGATATTTATCTTAAAAAGTGGCTATTAGGTTTAATAGGTTCAGCATTTGGAACTTACTCTCTAATGATTTTAGTCATAGCTGGTGAGCAAGGAATTAAAAAAACTGAATTTTTTAGAAACCTTTTGCCAAAAAAACTACGTAAATTTTATGCTGAATCAAACCTTGATGAGGGCAAAGATTCTGAAATTTTAATGACTAAAAAATGGCTCATAGTTGATGATGAGTTTGGAGGAAAGTCAAAAAAAGATGCCACAAAACTTAAGCGAATGAGCAGCCAACAAACATTCTCCATTCGTATGCCTTATGGCCGAGTATCTGAAGACTTATTGCGTTTGGCGGTTTTAGGTGGTACATCAAATGATGCTGAAGTAATCAATGACCCTACTGGTAATAGGCGAATTATACCCATAAATTTGATTAGCTTTGATTTTGAAGCTTACATGGCCATTGATAAGGATAAACTTTTTATTGAGTTGTACAACGAATGGAAAGCCGACAAAGAGGGATGGTTTTTGGATAAGTTACAAATCGAATACTTAAACAAAGCCAACGAAAAAAACATCGAAGTAATGAGCGAAGTTGAATTGATAAATAGGCACATTCAAAATGACCCAACTGCGAGAATGACAAATACCGATGTCATCCTTGAATTGCAAAAATTACACCCAAGTTTCAAAACAAATACAAAAAGAATGGGGCAGGCTTTGAAAAAATGTGGGTATTTTCAGGAAGTAATTAGAGATGGAACTAAAATTATTAGGTGCTATGAAATAAAAATCAAAGGATCTGTAACAAGTTATAGTGTTAATAATCAAATAGATATTGATTAAATGTTACACGTTACACATAAAAACACGTTTTCATATACTCTATATAAAATAATATGTGTGTGTGTGTGCGTGTGTGTGTATGTTTACTATGTTAATTATGTAATATATCTGTAACGTGTAACAAAGTAACTAAAAAGCCTATAAATAGTGATGTTACAGATGTGTAACAGATTTATAAATGTGTAACAAATTAAAAACAATAAAAAATGACAATATTTTACATTAAGTCACCATCAAATAAAATTATTTGTTTATGGGCAGAAACTATTTACCAAGCAATAAATAAATCATTTGCAAGGGATCATTACCAATATGACTTGCAAGATTACTTTAAGCTAAATGCTAATCAAGTTAAAAAACACGAATCTAAATACGGCAAATGAAAATTTACACAATCCCAGAATTCGAACTTTATTACCACAACCAATACAAACGGTCAAACATGAATCAAGCATTTTGGAACACATTACCGATTGAACGATTCAACCTCAACAAAAAGAAAGTGGTTAAGAAGCGAAAAGCGGAGCTTACGACAAACCATTTGGACTTGCCCGTAAACAATGTTATCCAACCGAAAGAAACCAAAGATGCTTTCAATACTAATAAGTTTACTGACCTTATTATTGCCTACCTTAAAGCAGTGCATAGCTGCAATAGTGCAAGGCGTATAAGTAGTGAGGGCAGATATAGAAAAGGCATAGGTTACATTGCAGGGTTGAACAAGGGCATGGAGGATATACAATGTATATTGAGAGGCCGATTGTTTGCCATAGAGGTAAAATCCCCAACGGATAAAATGGGAGAAGCACAACTTAAACGCAAGGCAGCAATCGAATCAGATGGAGGTAATTACATTGTGGCTACATCGTTCGAGCAGATGCAAACTGAAATATTAAACTTATTAAAATAATACTTATCTTTGTGCTATGAAAGCCGATGACAAAACGACCAAAAAACGACCTCAAAAACTATTTAAAGGCGATGAGGGTGTTAAGTTTAGCAAAGACAATCAACCACCGCCTGAAAACAAGAGCAAAGGTTGGGAGGCAAGGCGCGCTGAAAGGTTGCTAACTCAAAAGATTATCGAAAAGTTAACTGGCTCAAACAACCTTGAGGAGTATGTCGATAGTTTATTTAATAACGCTAAGATGGGCAATGCTAAGGCAATTGATACATTAAACAATGGCATTGAGGAGCAAATAACTAAAACCGAAACGACCATCACCGACACGCGACCACCATCAACGGTTACTATGCCTGATGGAACTAAGATTGAAATTTAATGAATGTCGACTTACAAGCCAACCCAAAGCAATACGATTTCTATATTCAAGCAATGGCGGCGGCACAAGGCGCGACAGAGAAGCGCAATCTACTTTATGGCGGCGCAATTCGTGGTGGCAAGTCTTTTATTTGCGCCACGATCTGTTTGCGGTTGGCCTCAATGTATCCAAATAGCAAGTGGCATGTAATAAGGTCAGACTTCCCTAAGTTAGTTAAGACAATTATACCGACCTTTGAAAAGATTATCGATGGCTCCCCACACTTTAGGTGGTCACGCGATAAGTCAAACTACTTCTTAGAAAACACTAAGACCAAATCAAAGATATTCTTTATGGCTGAGAACATAAGCCATGACCCCGAACTTAACGCGTTTCTTGGACTCGAAACAAACGGTATATACTTTGAGCAAATCGAGGAACTGAGCAAGAAACTTTGGAATATCGGCAGCTCACGCGTTGGCTCGTGGTATATTGATAAAATGCCAACCCCATTGATATTAGCAACATTTAACCCGACTCAAACGTGGATTAAGGATGAGATTCATATTCCGTATTTAAAAGGCGAATTAGGGCCAGAGTTTTACTATCAGTTAGCCTTACCCGATGACAATGCATTCGTAACTGAGGAGCAACGTAAAGTATGGTCACGTATGGATGAGCGTTATAAGCGGCAGTTTATCGGTGGCGATTGGACCAACTTCGATATGGATGGCAACAGATGGGCCTATGCTTACGATTCGACTAAGCACTTAAAGCCCGTTGAACTTAACAAACAACTGCCGATTATACTTAGCTTCGATTTTAACCGTAATCCAATATGTTGCTCGGTGCTTCAAGTTATGCCGCCATCAACGATAAGAGTTAAGGAGACGATTAAGTTAGCCAATAGCGACATCTATCAACTATGCGATGTGATTAAAAGCAAGTATGGCAATGCACTATACCAAGTAACTGGCGATGCAAGTGGCAAGTCATCGAGTGCATTGGTGCAGGATAACCTCAACTATTATGTTGTTATTCGGCAGAAGTTTAACCTATCTAACAATCAAATGTTAGTGCCGAGCGTTAACCCATCGTTAGAAGACAACCGAATGTTAGTCAACTCACTTCTTGCGCGTGGCAATGTCGAACTTGACCCGCAGTTTACTAAGGGCTTGCAATTCGATTTGGAAAATGTGGCGGTGTTGCCAGATGGGACAATAAAGAAAACAGACCGTAACGATCCAACTCAACAAGCGGATGCATTAGACACATTTCGATATGCATGTAACACTTATTTAAAAAATTTCATATATTTGTCAAATGTTTAGCGTAATTATACCTACGATGTGGCGAAGTCCACGCATCATAAAGCTTGTTGAAGACCTATGTGCATGCGAATTTGTCGGTGAGATTATCATTATTGACAACGACACAACTGAATACAGACCGTTGCCGCTTAACGCTAAGTATGACATACACTTAATGGCTGAAAACATTTACGTAAACCCCGCGTGGAATTACGGAGTTGAGCGCGCTAAGTATGATAACATCTTAATTTGCAACGATGACATTAACTTCAATCCTGCATTCTTATCGATATTTGATGACAGTTTGCAGCACGTTGGCGTTATCGGTATGGCATTTGAAAACTATCAATTAAAAAAGGATGCTAACATACATTTGAAATCAATGAAGCAACGGCCATACGGATGGGGATGTATGATGTTGATGCATAAATCTAAGTATGTTGCTATACCCGAAGACTTACTGATTGCAAATGGCGATGACTGGTTAGCGCAAAATTCAACGCCTTACGAGTTGCATGGCTTAAGTATTCAATCCGAGATTAGCACAACTACACAACTGCCTGAATTTGGAATGATTCAGTTGAATGACAATCAAACTTTCTTAACTAAATATAAAAAGTAATGGCACACAGAGAACAAAGAGAATGGTGTGAGCTTGTCAAATACGCGCACGATGAATTTTTTGTCGGCACAAGCGTGTTAGACATCGGCTCACTTGATATTAATGGCAACAACCGTTACTTGTTTGAGCAATGCAACTACACTGGCATCGATATCGGCGAGGGCAACAATGTTGATGTAGTGTGTAGCGGTCACTTGTTTAAGTCTGATGATTTATTCGATGTGGTTATTTCAACTGAGTGCTTTGAGCATGATGAGTATTGGCAACAAACGTTAAAGAATGTGATTAACAACTTGCTAAAGGATGGCGGTTTGTTTTTATTTAGTTGTGCCGCACCAGGTAGACCAGAGCATGGCACAAAGCGCACATCGCCAAAGGATAGCCCGTTTACTAACGACTACTATCGCAACTTAAGTGAGGCAGATATTAGAAGTGTGTTAAATTGCAATGAGATATTTTCAAATTATAAATTTAAAACACGTATAGACTTCCCACAAGATTTGTATTTTTACGGAATAAAAAAATAAACCATGCCAATACTTAACTGCCTAACAAGCTACACCCAAGACATTAGCGGCTGCGCTGAGGTATTAGAATTCAGTTCGCCCACATTCACAAACGATACTAACTACGTAATTAAGTTTACCTATTCAAATGGATGGGTGCTTAAAAAAGATGTAACAAGCGGCCTATACGATGCAGTTATTGAAATGAATAACAACGGATTCTGGAACATCGGCACTGGCATCGTAAAGGTTGAGATTCTAAATGGCTGCGATGTCACAACCTTTGATATTTGTGGGACTGTTTATTCATCGATTACACTTAACTTCATAAACATAACTGAAGATGATACAACTGCCATTATCCCTTGTCCTTGTCCTGAATAGCCTCGGTTGTTTAGGTGTTCACTGCCTAACGCGTGAGGGTATGTTATTCGAGCAAGCAGCAAACTATATCCGACATTATGTTGGCAACTATTGGAGCAAACCGCTATTCGATTGCCCGCCATGTATGGCATCGGTTTGGGGGTTAATCGGTTGGTTATATTTTGTAACCGACTTGCACTTGATACCTTACTTACTTATACTATGTGGATTAAACGCGTTAACATCTAAAATGTATTATCATGGAGATTGAAGATGCACATAAGTTTCTGCTATCACTTGGCTACACCTACACTGGTCAAACGTGCGGATGTGGAGGTAGCGCAAAGAAGCGCACGTATAACAAAGTAGACAATAAAGTAATAATTAACTTAAGAACTAAACACTATACACACAACAATGAACTTCCGAAACCTATTCAAGAACTTACCACCAACTTATAAATCTGAATTCCCGCTTGAATTCGCGTTCAAATGCGGAGGCGTGGACTACTTTGAGTTTGTCGATAAGAACAACCTACCTTACGAGCGTGGCTTAGAAGCGTTAACATTTTACCAAGAAATGCAGAACGGAGTTACTAACGATTACATTAAGAATTATAACGCGGCAATGAGCAAGTTGTTAAGTGATCCAAAGAAAATAAACCTCAACGAAATCATCAAACTGCAAATGCGATTCGAGGAGCGTTGTAACTTCATTATAAGCAAGGATATTATTTACAAGGTTGCTTCGGTTGCGTTTGTTGATAAAAGTGAGCCATTGACACGTTATGACTTTAAGGCCAACGAAAAAAAGATTAAGAACTGGAAAGAAAACGCGGGCGATAGTTTTTTTTTGTCAATGCCAATAAAGAAATTAATTCCGTTTTTAGCGAAGTCAGGCGACACTTCCCTGACGTATTTGGCGATAGTGGAAAAGGTAGAGCAGATTCAACGGGATATTCTTTCGTTACAGACATTAGGGATGGAATTGCAAGCCGAGAAAGATTAAAGATTACCGTATTAAAATATTTACCCGCGAATTATCAAATTAATTTACTAAATTTGTGGGATTTCTTTTTCTTTGCTAATGAGGCAAAGAAGCCACAACCTAAACAGCCTAAAAAGTAATGGCAGTTGGAAAATGTAATAATTAAATTCGTTGCCGACACATCAGGACTTGAGCCTGCGATTAAGCAATTAGAGTTACTTGGTAAGATAAGCAAAGAAGATGCTGCTGCATTTGCTCAGGTCAACAATGAGCAAAAGGAATTTATCCAAAACTTAAATAAATCCACCACCGAAATGGGCAAATTGTCCAACGAGGTCGATGGGCTTATGGCTGAAATTCAAGGCGGAGTTATGGAGGGGTTTGCTGACCATTTAGCTGAGGTCACCAAAGAAACCAAGCAAGCGGGTGGTGGCTTCAAATCAATGAAAGCTGAATTGAAAGAATTAAAGGCGCAAATTGCAAGTGGTTCATTAGGTGCAAAAGAAATGAAAGAAGCCACAAAACGCGCCGCAGAATTAACCGATGAACTTGGAGATGTTAATGATAAGGTTAAGGCATTAGCAAGCGATACAAAGAGAATAGATGCGGTTGTTACTGCGTTTACAGGTATAGCGGCAGCGGCTTCGGTTGCTGCGGGTGCTGCGGCATTATTTGGAGGCGAGAACGAGAAGTTAACTAAGACATTAGCGCAAGCCCAAGGTGCAATGGCATTGTTGCAAGGTGTTCAAGAGTTAGCAAACATAGCCACAACTGAGGGTGCATTGAGAACGTATGTGTTGGAGGGCGCACAAAAGGCGGCTGCGGTTAGTGCGAGAGTTATGGGCACAAGCATAGCTGCATCAACTGCGATGGCAACTGCTGGCGTTAGTTTGTTAGTTATTGGTTTGGTTGCGCTTGTTTCTTATTTAAATGATACAAGTGATGATGTTGAATCCTTTAATAAAAAAATAGCTAATATAGGTAATGATGAGGGTAGTATTGCAAATACGCGTGCAAGAATTGAGTTAATTCGTAAAGGATTATCAGATGAAACAAATCTAAGATTAGATGCATTAACTGCAAGAAACAAAGTTCAAAAGCAATTTGAAATAGAATTTCGTAAAGATATACAAACACTTGACGAAGCTTTTAATGCACTATCAAGTGAGGATAAAATAAGTCAAAATTCTAAATATCAAGCGGAGCGTAAAAAGTTACAAGATCGAGTTAACAAAGATTTTGCACTTGCTGAAAAGGTTTATAATCAAGAGATAGCAGATATTAACAAGTCGGCTGCCGATGCTAAATTAAAACAACAACGAGAAGTTAGTAAAAAAGTTGTAAATATTAAAAAAACAGAATCAAAAGATTTAAAAAAAGATGAAGAAATAAGATTGCGTGAGGAAATAGCGGCTAATAAAATAGCTTTGGAATCTTCCACATCAATTGATGAACAAGCACTTTACTTTAAAAAAATAACTGAATTAAAAAAAGACCAAGTAAGGTTAACTGAAGATTTAACTGATAGTGAATTAATATTAAGATTAGAGCAGTTTGACAAAGAATATGATGCATTTGTTAGGATGTTGGTGGATAAAAAATACGCGCAAGATGACTATTACGATGCCGATTTAGAAGCGTGGGCAGCGGCAGAACAAGCAAAATTAGATGCAGCAAAAGAAGCCGCAGATAAGAAAGCCGCATATGATAAAGAAAAAATTAAGGAATACACTAAGTTAGCATTTGATTCAGCGCAAGTAGTATCCGACACCATCTTTACAATAAACAAACAAAACAGAGATGCCGAAACAAACGATATATTAGAATCACTTAGTCAACGCAAGGATGCCGAGTTGGCTAATAAAAACTTAACCGATGCCCAACGATTACAGATTGAGGAACGCTATCAACAACAAGAAGCCGAAATCAAAACACGCGCGTGGGAAGCACAAAAACAAGCCTCAATAGCACAAGCTATAATCAATGGAGCTTTAGCAATCGGTAACATACTTGCAACAGTTCCAGGTGGGCCATTGAATCCTGCAACAATAGCATCGTTAGCATTGGCCACAATAACAACCGCAGCACAAGTCGCAGTAATATCAAACACACAACCGCCAAAGTTTGCCGATGGTGGTATGGTAGGCGGTCAATTGCATTCAAGTGGAGGAACATTGATAGAGGCTGAGCGAGGCGAATACGTAATTAATAGACAATCTACATCCGACTATTTGCCATCATTAAAAGTGCTTAATAGTGGCGATGTTGAGCCTACATTTGCAAACAATATCTTAACTGCATTAGCCAACGGAACATTTGACCTTGCGGCACAATTTCAAACCAAACAAAGTGCAAGTAGTGATGGAATTAACTACGATAAGTTAGACCGAATTATGGCAAAGCACAAATCGAATTTAAATGTCAATATTGATGAGCAAGGATTAACAACTTTTTTGCTTAAAGAAAATAGCCGCGTTGAATTTAGAAACAAAAAAATGAGATACAGAGCATGAATTGGAAGTTCACATTAATAGACAGTTCAAGTGTTTCAACGGTTGTTGAATCGCCAGTTGGTTGGAATGGTATTGGTGGCAACTTAACGCGCAACATTGTGCATCATGGCATCAATATAAACATCTCAACTGATTCATTCGAATGGGTTGGTGAGGCTTACGATTTGCTTTATACAGAGTATCAAACGAATGGCGCCAATGGTCAATACCAAGTGCAAATCGATTACGAGTGTGCTGAGGGCGATGGATATACTAACTATTTTATAGGTGCATTTGATTTTAATACATTTGAAAGACAATGTGCTGACTATTGCTTTATTAAGTTAAGCGTTACCGCATCTAAGTGCACCGATGTATTTATGAGTAGAATGGGTCAAGATGTTGACATTGAAGCAACAACTAACTTTGATGGGCAAGCGATAACACCACCATTGTTAAGGGTATTAAACATTGAGGGGCAAGATATATTGTTGCAGAATAAAGCCTTTAATGATGGGACAAATAGCGGAAATGCGCAAGTATTCCCAACTGGAGCAAGTGCATTTTATTTTATAAACTTTTGCATGCAAGTGCCTGAGCGAAATATGGAAGAGATAGGTACATTTAATGTTAACGGTGTTTCATTAATACCAACAACAAGCGGAAACGTATCAATAGCATCTTCATTTGCAACAGACCCATCAGCGGCTTTTGAAAACTTTGGTAGATTTTTAACTATTTGGGAGCGCACATCTGACCCATTAAATTGCATTGATAACGATGCACAAATTGATATAATTTGTAAAGGAACTTTTAATGTAACTTTTACTAATTTTGATGGCGAAATAACACCAACTTTAAAATTATTTAAGTTTAATTCAACTACTGGAGTATTAACATTATTAAATACTAACACTATAGGAACAATTGCTTGTGTTTCAGGCACACCTGAATCATTAGCATTTAATAAAGCATTTTTAGGCACTCCATCATACACTGATGCAGATTATTTGCTTTATTGTTTTGAATGTTTTGTTGAGCGTTTAGTATGGGATGGATTTAGTACACGCCAAGTAAACATAAACATTGATTACGATAACACCTCTAAAATAGAGATGACACTCAATTCAAACTGCGAGCCATCAGTTGCCACATCAGTTTATTTGCCTGAGTTGTTAAAGTTTCTCCCAACTGCATACATGGATGAGGATTGCCCATCGGTAGTTATGGAAGAGGAATTAAATCAATGTTTAGACTTTTATCAAATAACTAAGGGTTCATTTATTCGCCAAGTAACTGAGCCAAGTGTTCCAAAATTATTTGTATCATACGAGTATTTATTTGAGCAATGTCGCAAAATATTTAACATCGGTTGGGGGTTTGACAATAACGAAACCGAATTAAAGATTGCACGTATTGAAGAGTTTTATAAGTCAACAATTGTTGTCGATGTCGGGTTGGTTGACAAGGCTATATTCACAACCGCAAAAGATTTGATTTACGGAACGATAATGGTTGGCTATAACAAATGGGAAGCCGAAGAGTATAACGGGCTTGATGAGATGAATACCGAGCGACAATATCGCAGAAACATTGACTCAAATCCAACGGAGTTAGACCTAATGTCTGACCTAATAAGTGCAGGATATACGATTGAAATAACACGCAGAAAAAACCAAGCAACAACGGGCACAAGTGACTGGCGTTATGATGATGACTTGTTTATTGTGCATGCTATTGTTGAGGATGCTAACTTATATGCTTACCAAGGCATCGATGCTAACCCTGATAACGTTTATTCACCTAACACACGAATGAATTATGCGTTAACTCCTGCGCGTTCATTGATGCGTTGGTTTAAATCTATTGCCGCAGCACAACCAACTGTTGCTAATGAAAACTTTATATTCACAAGCGGCACTGGTAACTACATTGCGCAAGGTCAAATGCTTTATTACTGTCCGATTGAGGGCAGCACAT